GTCTTACTTTATGATCTACTTCAAACCATGCAGACAATTGTTCTTGACAATCCCCACACTTCCAATTTTGTCTCGATGCGACGAATTTCTTTTTGGTTTCACTTACCGACCGTTTTGTTTTCTGTACTCCGTTTCCTCCGCTCATGTGCCCTGAGTTCATTAGACGAGATTCTGCTTGACGACTCGGTGGTGCCATTGGATCACGTGAGAACACATTCATTAAGGAATTCGGTAAAAATCCACCCCCATTTCCTACCATTTCTTGTTTTGTGGTGAAATCTAAAATAGGACTAATAATGCCTGTTGCATTTTGATCGATTGGTAAGTGTTTTAAATAGTCGTTTGAAGTTCGAATCATTTCATGTGCGCCTTTCGGATTCTTTTTTAATAACCAATACAATACCAAGCCGCCAAATGCGACCCCCGCCATTTGATAATATTTTTTGTATGATAATAACTGTTTTAAATATTTCCCATCTGTGTATATATTTGCAATCACAAATGCAACGATTAAAAATAATATAATTTCTAGTCTCATGCCTGATTCTATATGTTACTCAAATATATTTTCTCTGTTTATGTCATCAGCATAATAATACAAAACATACACAATACAATAAAACCGAATATAATATACTTCCTCTGTATTCCCCATTTCTCTGAAAGCTTCACTCGTTGTGGCAAATAAGCATTGTAATAATCGTCTATGTGTTGCAAATAGGTCTTTGATTCTACTCCTAATTCATGGTTTAATTTGTTTTGCATGCAGTGAACCCAATATGTGAATGAGTCTTTATTACCTAAATAAGGGGTCACTGGAAATAAATCCAGCAAATGACTAAACTGATTACTTATTTTTTCGTGTGGAAAATACAACGGTAAATTCTGAATGAAATCATAATATTTTCGTCTAGTTACTTTATTCGGTGTCTCCGGATAGCTATGAGCAACAGTATATAAAAAGAACCAAACGTGTGGCAACCATATGTTTTGATCCAAGTTTCTCATAAATGTATATAAAAATAGATATATTACTTTTATTAAGAAAGAACCATGTCAAAGTTAAATGATATTTTTTGTAACAATTGTGGTAAATATGGACACTTATTTCATCAATGTAAATTTCCCATTACAAGTATAGGTGTCATTGTATTCCGATATAACAAAGGAGTTCTTGAATATTTAATGATTTGTAGAAAAGACAGTTTAGGTTATATTGATTTTTTACGAGGGAAATTCTCTTTGAATCAAAAATACTACATACTCAATATGTGCAAACAAATGACATCACATGAGAAAAAAGTATTGAAAGCGAAATGCGAATCTAATGATTTCAACAAAGGATTCGCACTAAAAGATAAAATTAACACACTAATCCAAGGAGTAACCTACAATGGAGAAACTTATTCTTTAAAAAGCCTTTTAGAAGAAAGTGAAAAATATGGTTGTTATACAGAACCTGAATGGGGGTTTCCAAAAGGGCGTCGAAATCCTTATGAGTCTGATTATGATTGTGCGTTAAGAGAATTCTCTGAAGAGACCGGGTATTCTACACATAGTGTGGCAAATATTCGGAATGTGGTACCGTTTGAAGAAACATTTACCGGCTCCAATTACAATTCGTATAAGCATAAATATTTTTTAATGTATATGAATTATCAAACTTCTTTAGAACATCATCAATTTCAAAAGACGGAAGTCAGTAATGTAGAATGGAAAACATATGGAGAATGTATGCAATCAATACGACCTTACAATTTAGAAAAAAAGAAGGTTTTGACAAATATTGATCATTGTATTCGTTCTTTGCAATTATATTCTGTAGAACAAAAATAATATACATACATTATAAAGGGTATAATTATAATGTCTGATGAAAAATCTATTTTTGACAGTTTCCAAGAAATGGTTACGGGAGAACCTTCGGTTCGACCTGTAGAAGTTCCCACAAATGTTTCTGGAAATAAAACACCCGATAAGAAATCGAAAGTGAAGAAAAATAGGAAAACAAAAAAGAATTTGGTTGAAGTCGAAGAACTTCCTCCAAAAGACATTACGTCTTTGCCACGAGAAAAATCGAAACTACCTCGTTGTCCAAAGGGAGAAAGAAGAAATAAGAAGACCGGGAAGTGTGAACCTGTCAAAGAAAAAACAGTTCAGGAACCGGAAGAAAAGACAGAGGACGAACCGGAAGCAGAAGAACCAGAAGAAAATACAGAGGAAGAACCGGAACCAGAAGAACCAGAAGAAAAGACGGAGGAAGAACCGGAAGCAGAAGAAAAGACGGAGGAAGAACCGGAAGCAGAAGGAAAGACGGAGGAAGAACCAGAACCAGAACAAGAAGAAAAACAAGCACCTGAACAAAAGAAAAAACGGTGTCCAAAAGGAACACGTAAAAACAAAAAAACAGGCGAATGCGAACCTACCAAAAAAGGTTCAGACGTTGAAAATAAATCAGAAAAACCACAAGAAGATCAGTCTATACTTTCATCATTAATTCCTGGGTTTGGTTCTATTACTGGAACCACAGAAGCAAAACCAAAAAAAGAAAAAACAAAACGAAAAACAAAGAAAAAACGACCTGAATCTAATTTACCTGTAGAAAATCCTCAAGGTGAAGATTTATCACCAGAATTGAAAGAAGAAATCGAAATGGAAGCAGAAAATATGATTCAAGATACAGCAGAAGCGAAAGAAACAGAAGAACCAGAACCAGAACCAGAACCAGAACCAGAACCAGAAACAGAAACAGATGACAAATCTATCAAATCGAATGACTCTGTGGATTCTGTAGAAAAATCAGAAGAAAATATAAGTGATTTGTTGCAAGAAAAGAAACAACACGACGACTACAAGAACAACCCATCCGATGAAGATGCCTTCTTGTATCCAGATCAAAACGACCCTAACTTCAATATCCATATTGCCAAACAAAAAATATTCCAAAACACCAAATACGACGGTAAAATATACGACGATATCGAAGCCCAGGCAAAAAAAGAATGCGCAATGGATTTCGAAATTATGCCTCATCAACAATTTGTCCGGAATTTCATGTCTTTAGATACACCTTATAATAGTTTGTTGTTGTACCATGAATTAGGTACAGGTAAGACTTGTAGTGCGATTGGTATTACAGAAGAAACGAGACATTTTATGAAACAAACCGGAGGACGTAAAAAGATTATCATAATCGCCTCTCCAAACGTACGAGAAAATTTCCGGAGTCAACTATTTGATATGAATAAATTAGAAGAAGTCGGTAATAAAACTGGTGCATGGTCCATGAATACATGTGTAGGAAACGCATTGATACAAGAAGTCACTACTACACAAAACCAACCTTTACGAAAAGACCAAGTCGCCAGAAGAATCGAAGCCATTATTCGAGACAGTTATGTATTTATGGGATATGATGAGTTTGCGTTAACCATGAAAAATATTGGGGATGTAGAGCCTATTTACGAGACCGATACACAAGAAACGAAAAACAACAAACAACAAAGAATCGATATGGTACGTCGCGAGTTCGATGACAGTTTGATTGTAATCGACGAAGTACACAATATCATTGGCGAAAACAAGAAAAATAAAAAAACGTCAAATATGATGGTTCGATTAGTGAAGTTGTGTAATAATCTACGTTTTCTGTTTTTATCTGCAACCCCCATGTACAATTCCTACAAAGAAATCGTGTGGATGGTCAATTTAATGAATTTAAATGATCGGCGCCCTATTATATCTACCAATCAAGTATTTAAAGAGGATGGGGAATTCGTAGAAGAGAAAACAGATGAGAATGGGAATGTTACCCAGGAAGATGGAAAAGAATTGTTGAAACGGAAATTGATCGGATATGTTTCTTATGTCCGTGGTGAAAATCCATATGCCTTTCCATTCCGTGTGTATCCATCGTTGTTTGCAGAATCAGACCATGTGTTGTCTCAAAAAACTTATCCGACTCTACAAATGAATAAGAAAACAATTGAGAGCGGTATTTCGATGTTGGATGTGTATGTAAGTTCGATGGAAGATTACCAGAAAAAAGCATACGAATCTATCGTAGAAGATCTAAATAAAGACAAGCAATTTACTGCTATGGGTTCGTTTGGATATACATGGCTACAATCTCCATTAAGTGTGTTGAATATGGCATATCCCAATGAAGATATGGATGATTTTATTGAAAATGGATCGAAGTTAAATAAGTATGCATTGGCTCGTTGTCATGGTATCGAAGGATTAAATGAGACAATGAATTTCAAAGACGAAGAAGAACCACCTGCTTTGTATGACTTCGAATATAAATCGCATGTGTTGCAAAAACATGGACGGATTTTCGAGAAAGAAAAAATACGTAAATATAGCGCAAAGATCGCCCAAATATGCGATTGTATTGAAAAATCACAGGGCATTGTATTGATATATTCCAAGTACATTCAAGGCGGATTGATCCCAATGGCACTTGCCTTAGAAGAAATGGGATTCACTCGATTTGGAAAAGCGAAGCCTCTTTTTAAACAAGACGAGACAAATCAGAAACCATTACTAGATCCGTTAACGATGAAACCGAAAGACGAGAAAAGCGCACATACCGCCAAATATTTGATGATCACCGGTCAGAAAAAAGTATCTCCCAATAACAAACTCGATTTGAAAACCGTAGTAGATACAGACAATTTCGATGGGAAAATGGTGAAAGTGGTATTGATCTCGGAAGCCGGGTCAGAAGGATTGGATTTCAAAAACATTCGACAAGTTCATATATTAGATCCATGGTATAATATGAATCGTATTGAACAAACAATTGGTCGTGCGGTTCGAAACCGAAGTCATTGTAAATTGCCTTTTGAAAAACGGAATGTGGAAATCTACATGCATGCTACTTACCTAGACGACAAAGAAGAATCCGCGGATATGTATATGTATCGATTGGCGGAAACCAAAGCGAAAAGTATTGGAAAAGTTGAGTTTTTTTTGATTT